ACGCCCACCTGGAGGACGACGGCACGCTGATTATCCAAGATCAGTTTGACGCGGAGCCTATCCTGGAGGCCAACAAGGCGGCCTCTACTGATGGCACGGGTGGGTGGTCGCCGTCCCGCAATATGCGGCGGGTGGCGAGCGTCCCGCTCACGCTGCTGCACTTGTGGGACAGCATGGGCATCAGCCCACAGAAAGACCGCAAAGAGTTTTTGCGGCGACTGAACGACAGCGATTTGCGGGCCTTTAGAACTGACGGCGGGAGCCGTCTATAGGAGAGACATTATGTCATCGAACCAAGAATTTGACGTCATTACTCCCGGAGGCGCGCTCGGCACCACGACGACGGGCAACGCCATCGATGTCAGTGACGCCACCGTGCTCGACATCTACATGTCGGCCACCGCAGTGTCGGGGACATCCCCGACGCTCGACGCGGTCATCTGGTCCAGTGCCGACGGTACTGTGTGGATCAGCCACACGGCGTTCACTCAGGTCACCGCCGCCACGACTGAACTCAAGTCGCTGACGAATTTTGGCCGCTTCATTCGCTGTGTTGCCACCATCGGCGGCTCTGCTACCCCGACCGTGACGTTCACGCTCAAGGCGGTCAAAAAGCCGTGACGCGTGAAGTCGCCATAATCGGCCTCGGAGGAGGTATGGCGGACGCGCCGCTCTACATGGAGCGGTGGGGTCTGCCGTGGTCTGGCGACAGTAGTTACGATAGGTATTTCGAGGTCCACGCGCCCGACGTTCGGCCCTACACCGATCAGTACCGCAAAAAATTGTCGGAGTTGGAGGTGCCGGTCGTCATGCAGACGGTGATGGAAGGCGTGCCGAACAGCGAAGCGTTCCCCCAGGAGGCGGTTGACATGGTCGGCGGCTACCTGGAGAGCAGCATTTCGTACATACTCGCCTACGCCATCCACGACGGCGTGGAGGCCATCCACATCTACGGGGTGGGCGCGCCGTTCGACAGCCATTATGTGCAGCAGCGGTCGAACCTGGAATACTTGATTGGGTTTGCCCGTGCCAGGGGTGTTCAGGTGGAGGTGCACGAGGACAGTGAGCTTCTCCAGTCGTACTGGCCTGCGGGTCGCTACGGCTTTGACAAGGCAAATTTGAGACCGGGAACAGAGTATGTCACTTAGCACCTATACGGAGCTTCAAAGCTCCATAACCAACTGGCTGCGGCGGGACGGCGACACAAACCTCGTGGCGACGGCCCCGGACCTGATCCTGATGGCGGAGGCGAACTTCAATCGGGATGTGCGACACCGTCGTATGGAAACCACCACGACGTTGACGCTGACCAGCGGCACCGACACTGTGGCCTTGCCGACTGATTTTGTCGAGGTGAAGACGGCCACGGTTCAGACGTCTCCCCTGCAGCCCATGACGTTTGTCACGCAGTCTCAGCTTATTCTAAATTGGCCGAACGGGACGACCGGCGTCCCCTCGGAGTATACCATTCAGGGTGCCAATATGAAGGTCGGTGAGACGCCGGACAGCGGGTATAACGTCGAGTTGGCCTACTACCAGCAAATCCCGGACCTCGCCACGAACAGCACAAATTGGTTGCTGACGAACCACCCCGATATGTACCTGTTCGGGTCGCTCCTCCAGGCGGCTCCGTTCCTCGGAGACGATGAGCGCGTGCCTGTGTGGGCCTCGTACTATGAGCGTGCACGCGAGGGGCTGCGGGGTGACAACAACCGCACGTCCTACAGCGGAGGGCCGCTTTACACCAGGGTTGGAGTTTATACCGCATGATTTTCGAGAACGGGGAGTTCCTACCCGACCTCCCAGACCTGGGGAACCCAGGCAGCACCCTGGCCGAGAACTGCTACCCCTCGACACGGGGCTACCGCCCCTTTGGGCAGTTGGTCAATATCTCTGACGCCATAGACGCCACGGCCATCGGCGCGACTTCGTTCACCTCGGACGACGGGACCAGCAAGGTCTACTCCGGGAACGATACGAAACTGTATTCCATGGAGGCGGGTGCCGTTGAGGACCGCAGTAAGGCGGGCGGCTACACCAACACGGCGACGTTCTGGGACTTTGCGGCGTTTGGCGACCAGTGTATTGCCACGAATTTTGCCGACGACCCCCAGCAGATCACGATGAGCGCGGCCAGCGGCACAAACTTCGCTGACCTCACCACCGATTTCAAGGCTCGGACAGTGGCGACGGTGCGCGACTTTGTGATGTTCGGCAACACGAACGACGCCACCGATGGCGACGTGCCGAACCGGCTGCGTTGGAGTTCCATCACAGACCACACCGACTACACAGTGTCGGCTACGACCCAGTCGGACTACCAGGACATCCCCGGCGGCGGCATTATCCAACGGGTGTTCGGCGGAGAGTACGCCACTATCCTGTTCGAGAACTCCATCTACCGGGGCAACTACGTGGGCAGCCCAAACGTATGGGATTTTGACCAAGTGGTGCCGGAGATTGGCCTGTGGTCAATAGGCGCGGCAGCGCAGAACGGTAACATGGTGTACCTGCTAGACGGGTCTGGGTTCTATGCGTTCGACGGTCGGCAGGCTCACCCCATAGGTAACGAGCGGGTCGACCGGTTCTTCTGGGCGGACTTCGATGCCAGCTACCCGGAGCGCTTGTCGTGCGCCGTCGACCACGACAACAAATGCGTCTGCTGGGGCTACCCCTCGCAGATCAACACGTCGGGCAAACCTAACACGATCCTGATTTTTAATTTCGAGATCAACAGGTGGGCCTACGCACGGGTCGACCATGACATCCTGCTACCCTACCTGACCTCCGATTTCACATTGGAGACCCTCGACACATTCGAGCCTGACCTCGACAATTTGGATGTGAGCGTCGACAGCCGGATGCTCTACGAGGGGTCGCGCATCCTTGGCATCATCGACCAGGACATCCTGACGTCGAACCAGGGTACGCCGCACACGGCGGTCATTGAAACGAAAGAGATGCAGCCGGAACAGGGCCGCCGGTCGCACATCTCTGAGGTTTGGCCGATGAACGACGGCGGGACTACCACCATTCAGGTTGGCACGCGGGACCGGCAGCAAGACACATACTCATGGTCAACGGCGGTCTCGGTCAACGCCACGGGGTTTGCCCCTGTCGACGTGGAGGGGCGCTACCACCGCATTCGCATGAACATCTCCGGGGAGTGGACGGAGAGCCAGGGCGCGGACGCCACAACGTCGGCAATTAGGAACCGGTTCTGATGGGCTACAGGACGCTCTCACCGAACGAGGATAACCCCCGCACGATTGTGGAAATCGTGCGGCAGTTGATGGACGGCAAGAGCAACAACACGGGGTCATTCACCGTAACGGCGAACCAAGCAACTACCGCCGTTACAGATTTGCGTGTCGGAGCGGATAGCGTTATACTACCATCACCAATAACCGCTAACGCTGCGACGGAATGGGCCAGTGGCGCGATGTATATCTCGTCCATTGGGAAACAAACCTTCACCGTAACGCACAACAACTCTGCGCCTACGGATAGGGACTTCACTTACGCAGTTATCGGATAGGCGGTTACTATGGGCTTTCTCGACGGCGGATTTCTGAACCTGGGCGGCGGCGGCAGCGTCACGCCCTCGACCATACAGACGACCACGCAGGACACCGAGCCGTGGTCGGCGCAAAAGCCTCACCTGGAGCGGATTTTCTCTGGCGCGCAGACGGCGTTCTCGAATGCCCCGCAAAACTATTTTCCGTCCAGCACCGTGGTGGACTTCTCGCCGCAGACGCAGTCGGCTCTGAGCGCCATTGAAGCGCGGGCCTTGGCTGGGTCGCCCCTGGAGGCTGCAGGGCAGCAGCAGGCGCTCTCCACCATTCAGGGTGACTACCTGAACGCCAACCCGTTTCTCTCGGCGGCCTACGACGCCGCCTCGGCTCCGGTCATTGAACAATGGAACACCCAGATTGCCCCCGGCATCGATAGCTCGTTCGCGGGAGCCGGTCGGATGGGGTCGGGGCTGTACGCGCAGGCGCGGAACACGGGTGAAAATACCCTGGCGCGGAACCTCACCGATATGTCATCCAAGATGGCCTACCAGAACTACATTCAGGAACGCCAGAACCAACTTAACATGGCGCAGCAGGCGGGCGCGATGGCGCAACAGGACTACGACCCCTTCAACAAGCTGATGGCCGTTGGGGCCGCCAGGGAGGGCCAGCAGCAGGCGGAACTGCAGGACCAGATCAACCGGTACAATTTCCAGCAGTCGCAGCCCTGGGACCAACTGGCGCGCTACAGCGGCCTCGTGTCGGGCGGGTACGGCGGAACACAGACGACCAACACCCCGCTCTACAGCAACCCCTCGGCCAACTTCCTTTCCGGCGCGCTTGGCGGCGCGACCATCGGCAACATGATGGGCGCTCCAGGGTACGGAGCCATGGCAGGCGGCCTTCTCGGATTGATGGGGTAGACGATGGCAGATAACCCGTTCAACCGACAACTGGCTAGTTTGTTAGGCCAGAATTACCAGACGCCGATGCAAGGCGGTCTCCTCGGCGCGGCCCAAGCGGTCGCCCCCTACGCCGGTTACACCACGGCCCCCGTGAGCATGGGGCAGGTGCTCGGCGCGGCGGGGGCGGGCGCGTCTCAGGGTATGCAACGCGCGCAGACGCAGAACCTAACCATGGCGAACCAAGTGCAGGGCATGGCGCGCAACCAGTTGCAGATGCAACAGGTACGCGCGCAGATGGCGGCTGCAAAGAAAGCAGCGGATGTCGCTGCCCAAGACCAACTGCGTATCACCGCGTTACGCAACCACCCCGCTTATGAGCATCTGGGGGGCTTGCCAGACGCTCAATTTATGGCCGAGGTCAAAAACATGCTAACGCCGGGGTATGGAGCCTATAGCCTCGGTCGGGGTGAGAAACGCTACAGCAAAGATAACGAAGTGGTTGCGACGGGTGAAGACGTCGAACACAAAACATATAAGGACAGTCGCGGGCAGTCGAGGTGGTTGACTGGGCCTGACCAGGGTAAACTTGTCCCCGGCGAGAAATTGGGCCGCCCCGGTATGGACGACAAAGATGTAATATCCGCAGAAGACCGGATGTACGGTGATTACATGAAGGACACCGCTGAAAATCGCGCGCGGATGGATGCCTTTATGGGTATGGAGGCCATCTTTGCTGACCCCTCTGACCTGGGTAAGTTCGAGGGCGAACTCATCATCGATGGAAAGAAGGTGTTTAACCGTGAGGGGTTTGACGCTGGGGATATTGCCTTGATATTCAGCTTCATGAAGATGCTGGACCCGCGTTCCATTGTCCGTGAGAGTGAATTTGAGATGGCCGCGAAGACGGGTGGTATTGGCGAGGGGGTCAAGAGTTGGTTTAGCACCCTCGAAGGCCAAGGTAAACTGACAAGCACCCAACGTCGGCGGTTGATGGCGCAGGCGCGCAGCCAGTTTGACAAAGCTGTGAGCCGCTACGACCAGGATTATTTGACGCACTACCGGAGGGCGCAGGGACGGGAGGACAAGGGCTTAAACCCAGACACCGCTGTGCCTTATCACGACTACAGCCCCCGCATCGGACGTCGCGCTTACCGTGGCAAGGGGGTCATAAATAAAAACGACCCTGACGGTATTAGGACATGGTGAGCTAGATGACCGAGACAATTTCTGATTTTCGACTGAGGACCGGCGACGCGTACAACGATATGTCGGACAGCGAGATTGTGGCTCGGCTGTATAAGAAGAACTCGCCCCGGAGTTCTATTGAGGCTTATGCCAAGCAGATGGGTGTCGAAGACCTCGACATCCCGTGGGGCACCGTCCTTGAAGGATTGGTGTTCAACGCGCCGGAGAGTGCTGGGCAGTACGCTAAAGACGTCACGGCTCTAATTCACAGCCCTGTCGAAACCGTCGAGGGTCTGAAGATGCTCGGTTCGGGTATCGTTGACCTTCTCACGGGCGACAAAACCACCGATGCCGCTGCCGCCAGAGAGGTGGGGCAGTTTTTTGTGAACCGTTACGGTTCGGTGGAGCGCGCGAAGAACACCTTGATGACCGACCCTGTCGGTTTCCTGGCGGACGTGTCGACTATCTTCACGGGCGGTGCTGCGGGGCTGCGCGCGGCACAACTTTCAGGTAAGACCCAACGCATACTGGCGAAGGTGGCTCGCCTGACCGACCCCACGGCTCTGACTGCAAAGATTGCCAGTGGTGCAGCGTCGAAGGTGTTTGCACCCTTGAGCGGTACGGCAACGGGTGTGGGTGTGGACGCGCTGAGAGAAGCGTACCGCACAGGTCTCATGGGCGGCGAACTCGGTGATATGTTCCGCTCGGCTATGCGAGGGAAGTCGGACTTGACGGAAGTTGTCACAATGGCAGAGAACGCTCTCCACAAACTCCGGTCTCTCCAGCTTCAAAAATACGGCGACGACATCCGCCCCATTCTTGACGACCCCACACCCCTGGACTTTGGTCCCGTGATGGATGTGATTGATGAGTTACGTGGTCGTGGTGTCGGCCCTGGGGGCATCCAAATACAACCTTCCACAGTGAAGATGGTCAACAAACTAGAGGACGCGGTACTAGAGTTCGTTACGAGCAACGACCCGGCGGCGAAAACCGTCAAGGGTATGGACGCGCTCAAAAAGAAGATTGGCGACCTGTATAATAAGGTCTCGGCCAAGGACCGGGGTGCCCAGAAGGGTGCCATTGATATGGTCTACCATGCGGTGCGTAAGCAGATCACCGAGCAAGCCCCCGATTACGGTCGGGTTATGCAAGAGTTTATGGAGGCGGACGACCTCATCACTGAGGTCCGAGGCACCCTGTCGGTAAACCCCAAGGCCAGTGTCGACACAAAACTGCGGAAGCTGCAGTCGGCTCTGCGTAACAACGTCAACACCACGTTCGGACGGCGGACAGACCTTGTCAAAACCCTATCCGACGTTCCGGGTTCCGAGGGGCTGTACCCCTCCCTTGCAGGACAGACCGTTTCCGCTTCCATGGGGCGCGGGCAGGCCCCCGTGGCGATGCTGCCCACCACAGCCGTTCTATCATCCGTCATGGACCCGACGTCTGTGG